GTATTCTTCACCCGCACGCATCTCGACCGTCACTGTGCACGGGGGGACTGTTGCTGGTGACGCAATCAAGGGAGCTTCCACGTAAACGTAGATGTACCCATTGAAACACGAACTGCTCGAAGTCTGAGCCAGGTTTGGGACATATATCCCACCTCCCAGACTGCTGGACCCAGGAACACGGTCTGCCACCTCCAGTGTTGCGAAAGGCGTAGTACGCCTCCACTTCACCGGAAAGACAACCTCCGTCGTTCCAGCAATCTCCGCGATCACACTCGGCAAAGTGTTGTACGCCGGAGCTTGCGTGAGCTGTTCCATGGAGTGGACGATACGAATCGTCCCCTTATGGAAATTGGAGCACCACACCGTGAACTTGAGTTCGAGATCTCCTCCCCACATCAAAAAGGGGAGAGACACGAAGCCAACGGGTGCCGGGACGTAAGACCCGTCACCCACCTGAGTCGTCAGTGTCGGTACTGCCGGCGCCCACCATAGGCGAGTTCCGCTCGTCGAGGTTGGAGCCCAGTCAAACCTGCTGATCAGGGCCCACTTGCGTGCCAACTTGTAGATGTTGTCGTCGTCCTCATCGAACCCGGCACCATCCGGGGTAACAGCTACACCACCATTGGGGTCAGTACCCGCACGGTACCCGAAAAAGCGTGAAGACTGCGAAGCAGCCATATCTGTGTTGTATCTTGCGATAACCGCACCGCTTTGGTCAGTCACCAGTGGTTTCGAGAACCCCATTGCCTGCATTGTGTTTGGGTCTACGACCCTAGCAATCTGCAAGGCTGTGGCCAGCGGTGGGTACGCAACAGCTGTCGCCTTGACGGCCCCGACAATCGACTCCTTCGCTTTCGTCGCAAAGGCCGCCACTCGCTCCGACTGAGCGATCACGGCCACCTCGTAGTCCTCCATCCACGCATAAACGTTGATATTGAACGGGCGAAAGGGATCACCGGACGTCGTTCCGGGATTCGCCACGTAGGTGTAACCACCCCAAATGACAGCACCTGTCACAGCTACTGTATCGTTCGGCCCAATCTCCACCCATCCGAAGGGCGCGAGCAAAGGCGTCGAAAGACTGTAAGAACCACTCTTTGACAGGTCAATCTTAACGTGCGGAACAGTGTAAGCCTGGTAAGGCTCAGCACCGTCAAAAGCAACACGCTTATTTTGACCAAAGTCATTGGGGTCGTAACAAGGCTGTGGGAATGCCCAAATGAGGAACATTCCAAATTGGAAAGGTGTGCCAGTAACATCGAAACGCATGCAAAACTTGCCACGCAATCGACGATATGGTTTCAAGTAAGAAGTCACCACCGGGTCAGATCTCCACGCCTGGAAAAAGTTGACCCCCTGCGGGGCAGTACTTGACGTCACCGTCCAAGAATTGATTCTGACAGGGCGTGACAAAACATCCGGCATAGAGGCACCTACCTCATTCACCATGTTTGCCACCTTGTTAGGTGCCCTCGCCATTGATTCAACCGTCTCCATATCGAAGTTCGTAGTAGCTTCCACGATTTGGGGGTTGACATTTGTTTGTGTTGGATTCAATTCAGTAACGGATTTGTTTTTGGGATAACGCCACTCCGTCATGATGCGTTTCCCTATTCCATCTGAGTGCAGCGAACTGCCTCGAAATCTGACCTGGCCCTTCTCAACGTTCGTGATGGAATCTCGAACGAAATGAGTGTAACTGCCAAGTCTCATGCGGTTAGCTTTTCCAAAAGGACTAAGACCAACATGGAGGCGCAACGACTGCGCCACAACGGGTTCCTCACCTTCAAAGTGGACCACACACTGGTCCCACGAAGGCTTCTCCCAAGTGTATCCAACCTCGTTCATGACTCTCGTCAAGAGATCATCGAACTTCTGGAACACTTCAGGCCCATGAAGGAAAGCTTCCAACATGGCCGAACGCGCCACAACAGGCGCACGCTCCGCCTCTCCCATCTC